GGCACTATGCAGTAAAAACATGGTTGCCCCCGCTATTATAGACCCATCCGATCATTTTGACGTTAGAACTTATATTGGAAATGACGTGGGGCTTCAGGTGGGAAACCAAGTAGTAAAAGAATATTCCAACTATCTGATATCCAAATCCCTCAGGTTTGATAGAACTGTGTCTCCTTATCTGGAAAGAACCCCCGGATCGGCCGGGAACGAGAAAAAGTGGACTTTTTCCACCTGGGCAAAACGTGGCTATCCTTCCGCCAATAATATAGAAGTTCTCAATGCGTATAATGGCGGCACTCCTGGGTTTTCTGTATATTTCGAAAGTGATGATAAAGTTTCTGTCTATATAGATGGATCAGAATATAAAACTTTAGAAGAAATCTCTGATTCGATCTTATGGCATAATCTTATTATACGGGCCAACACAGAAAACTCCACAGATGCTACACGAGTCCGAGTTTATATAGATGGCGTTCTTTCCACCTGGTCTACTGCTCCAGTAACTTCTGTAAATCAAGACCTCCATATCAATAATAATGTTGTCCACAGAATCGGGCAAAACACGTCAAACACGTTTGAAGGTTATATGGCGGAAACACATTTGGTAGATGGTCTAGACCCGGGCCCTGAAAGTTTTGGAGAAACAGACTCATTGAGTGGTAGCTGGATACCAAAAGAATACTCGGGCTCTTATGGTACAAATGGATTTTATCTACCATACACAAATAACGCCAACACCACAGCTCTGGGTTATGATTTTGCTGGAAGTAATGATTGGACGCCAAGTAACTTTACAGTTGATGCGGGAGTAGATAATGATAGTTTGACGGATACTCCCACCAATACTTTTGCCACGATGGATCCTGCAAGCAGAGCAAATACTAACACTATGGAAGATGGTAATCTAAAGACTATACATTCTGCAAATAGCAATGTAAGCTTCAAACTAACGATGAGTATACCAACCTCAACGAATGTATATCTTGAAGCAACTGTGACAGAAAGTAATAACAGGTTCGCCTTTGGCGTATGTCCCTTTGACTTATCTCTTACACCATCAGATAAACAAAGTTGGGGCAATACTCTTCATTCGTATGTTATAACCAACTTCGTTGGTGGGAGCGTGAGTAGAGCAACTAGAAATAACAATATATACACGAACTCAAGATCAGAAGATGCCGCCAATGATGTTTTTCAAATAGCGATCGATCCTTCCAGGAACAAATTGTGGTTGGGCCGAAATGATACCTGGTATGGTAGTGGAAGTCCTGCCACAGGAGCTTCACCAACTTATGATATGGTTGGAACAAATAAGCCCTGGGCGGTTGAAGTTGGAAAGGCAGGGAATACTACTGCTGCTATAATCCTAAATACTGGAAGTAGACCTTTTGCTTATACACAGCCCACTGGATTTTATACTCTAAGCACAGACAATTTAGCAGTAATGGGAGAAGTTGCTGGATCGCCCGATTTAGTTTTGATAAAAAGTAGAGAAACCACAAACTCATTTTACTTATTTGATACCACTCGGGGCGCAAAACTTTCTCTATCAACCGACGATGCGACGGTCAGAGGCGACAAAACAGACAATATTAGTTTGTTGAGATTTGGGAGAGACGGCTTCTATGTTGGATCCAACTCCACCGTTTGTGGCCAGGAAAGTTATGCAGCGTATATGTGGAATGAAGGAGTAACTCCAGGGTTTGATATCATATCATATTCTGGGACTAGCGCCAATAGAGCAGTAGATCATAACCTGGGAGTAACTCCCAACTTCATAATAGTAAGAAATAGAACAGTGGGCGACAACTGGATCATCTATCACTGGAAAAATACATCAGCCCCAGAAACTGACTATCTAAAGTTCACAAACGCAGCGACAGCCGATCTAAATACGATTTGGAATGATACAGCGCCAAACACATCAGTTTTCACCGTTGGAACTCACGGATCCGTAAATGGTTCTGGTAATACATATATAGCATATGCCTTCGCGGAAGTAGAAGGATTTTCGAAATTTGGTCACTATATTGGAAATGGGTTGGATGCAGGCCCTGTTGCATGGTGTGGATTCCGGCCGAAATGTGTTATCATCAAGAGAACCGGTGCGGCAAATCATTGGTTGTTAGTTGATACTGTATGTTCAACGGTTAACCCACTCCCAACAGAATTGAGACTAAATGATAGCGCAGGAGAGGTTGCATCGGAATTTGTTGAGATTCTTTCTACTGGATTCAGAGTAAGAACGACAACAACCGAAGTCAATGCATCGACGGCCACATATATATTTATGGCCTTTGCAGAAATACCATTTCAATACAGTAAAGCTTTTGCCTAAAAAGAGGACACCCAATGATACTACTAAATGGAAGAACATATTTTATCGACACCGCATTTACGGTGAATGGAGTTCAATACCCAGCAAACTGGTATAGGACAGCAGGGCCGTTAAGAAGAGCGGCTCTGGGATTCACGGAAGTGCCTGATCCTGCTAATATAGACCAAAGATTTTACTACATAGATTCTGGGGGAAATGTTTTGCAAAGGCCCCTGAGAGTTTGCAAAGAATACTTTTTAGACCAAACATCATCAATAAGGTGGGGGAAAGAGCAAGAAGGAATAACCTTGGCAAACACTGTTTATGCAACAGACCATATTTCACGAATAAACTATCTGGGCGCGCTAATGCAATCAACTATCAATCCAGCATTTACAGTTACTTGGAAAGCCAGGGATATGGCCGATGCTCCCAAATATGTAACTCTTGATGCAAACTCGCTAGTTCAAGTAGTCAGCGCCGGTATTGGTTATATTTCAGCCTGTTTTGAATATGAAAAAACACTAAGAGAAACAATCGCAGGAGCTGCTAACTTGGATGTTCTGCTTACCATAGACACAAGTGCTGGGTGGCCCACAAATAGCTACTAAAAGGCCTCGTATTTTTATAAATACTATAGAAGCATAACTAGGAGTATATATATTGGCCAGTCCAAATCCAAGACCATCCACAAGAGAAGAACTTTCCGATTATTGCCTAAGACAGCTTGGAGCTCCGGTTATCGACATCAACGTGGATGATGCTCAAGTCCAAGATGCTATAGACAGCGGACTCCAATACTTTCAAGACTTCCACTTTGATGGCGTTGAGCGATGGTACCTAAAACATCAGCTAACAGATGATGATAAAACAAATAAGTATGTTCCAATATCAGATAATATTATTGGCGTGACTAGAATATTCCCATTTGGTTCCACCAATATGTCGGTCAATATGTTTGACCTTCGGTATCAGCTCCGCCTCCACGAACTATATGATTTCACCTCTACTTCATATATCAACTATGTTATGACGCAGCAGCATATTAGAACTCTCGATCTATTATTTACTGGAGAAACTCCCGTAAGATTCAATAGACATTCCAATAGACTTTATATTGACTGGGACTGGGAAAATGACGCCAAGGTTGGTGAGTATATTATTGTTGAAGGATATATCATATTGGACCCCGACACGTATACCGACGTTTATAATGACCGTCTCCTAAAAAAGCTGGTCACTTCATATATCAAAAAACAATGGGGCACAAATATGAAAAAGTTTGAAGGAATGAAGCTCCCAGGAGGCGTCCAAATGAATGGCCAACAATACTATAATGAAGCTATAGCAGAAATAGCAGAGATAGAAGGGTTGATAAGAACGACCTATGAGAAGCCGATCCAATTTTTCATGGGATGAAATATAGATGCCAACAAATAGCTATTTTCAGAATTTTTCAGAGTCCAGAGTCAATGAACAGCTTCTTTATGAAGATTTGTTGGTTGAAAGTATCAAGATGAATGGGCATGATTGTTATTATATGCCCCGCGAAACCTTGGGTGATACCGACAACATCTTTGGTGAAAATCTCCAATCTCATTTTGATAAAGCATACCAAATAGAGATGTATATTATAAACGTGGAACAACACCTGGGAGACCAAGATTTCTTCTCCAAGTTTGGGTTGGAAATCAGAGATAATGATACATTGGTGGTTTCCAGAAGGTCCTTTGAAAAATATGTGCCCCAAAGTATGGCGGCCCGTCCCCGAGAAGGCGACCTCATTTACGTTCCTGTAATGAACAAGTTACTGGAAATAAAGTTTGTTGAAGAAGAATCAATATTCTTCACCAGAGGCAATAAAAGGCCTTATGTATATGAGCTGAGATGCGAAGCATTCCGTTATTCGAATGAAACTATTGATACTGGAATAGAAGAAATAGACCAGATTGATGTTGATACTTCTTATACTATTGAGCTGACGGTTACCGGAAATGGCAACTTTTCTATTGGAGAAACTGTTTATCAGGGCGCCAACCTTGCTGCAGCCACCGCCACAGCCACTGTTAGCAACTGGGATCCAGTTAGTGGTAAACTATATTTGGTCAACATCTCTGGTGAGCTCGATTCAAATGTGGCCGTGACGGGCGTTAGCTCCAATACACAAAATGAAGTTATTGTAATAGATACTATGGGCGACTTTGTGTATTATGACTCCTTTGATTCAAAAGAAATACAAGATGAGGCTAATACCTTTGTTGATCTAAGTGAGATAAACCCGTTTGGTCTCCCCTAATGTAAATAATAGGAGTAATATAAGATTCTTTCAGATTCGTATTTTTATTACAAACTCTTGCGCAAGTATGTTATACTTTTTGGTAACATGTTCAACGCAATCACTCTTGTCCGGATGAACGCCGAAAATAACCTTGAGCTCCAAAGGATCAAGGTCCCCATCAGTTATGGCCCAAAAGAAAAATATGTGATTAGACTTCAGTCTGATCCGGACCTGGTTAGGCAAATCCAATCTATCTTACCAAGGATGTCGTTTGAAATAACAAGCCTTATATATAACAGCGCTAGGAAACAAAACTCTCTACTAAGAGCGGCCAAGGGAGATAGTGCTTCAAAAATAGCATCTCAATATGTTGGTGTTCCCTATGATATAAACTTTGATCTGAGCATTTATGCCAGAAATATAGATGATGGGACTCATATTGTGGAACAGATTTTACCATATTTCAATCCGGATTATACAATCACAATAAATCCCGTTCAACAGCTTGGCTTTCTCAAAGATATCCCAATAGTATTGGATAATGTTGGGCAGGCGGTCACATATGAAGGAAACTGGGAAAGCGTTAGATTTGTCGTTTGGACGCTTTCTTTCACGGTCAAAGGATACTTCTTTGGACCAATCACAACACCCAAGATTATCAGAAAGGCTATTGCTAATATTTTCAATGATCCTTCTTTGGTTACTGGTTATGTGATCAGAATGAATACTGATATTGGTAATAATGGCACTTTCCAAATACAAGACACCATATACCAAGGAAGCAGTATGGACACAGCTGTGGCATTTGGGACGGTCATTTCTTGGAGGCCAGAAGATAGAAGACTTGTTATTGGTGGGGCCCAAGGACAGTTTGCAGTCAATAACTCAATCAAAGCAGTCTCAACAAACGCCGCCTATACTATTGAGAGTTTTGATGCTTCGCCACTCAAGTTGGTAAAGATCACTGTGGAGCC